GACACCAGGCACAAGCCGCTGCTTTCTCCACGCTGCCGACAGAATGTCTTTCCAATCCTCGGCAGAGTGTTTCTGCCCGAACCATTCAACCTGCTCTGAGATGTCTTTTAAAATAGCCCATTGCTTTGAATTCTGATCTAAGGTTCTAACTTCTCGGCCTAGCGTAATCACCACCGGCCCTGATTGCAGACCTCGGAAAAGATGCTCAGACACCCACTGCAAAGCACCGGCGGCCAGCTTTACGTCTGCAACTGTCCTGCTAATCTCGCCCATTTTCGTCACCTAAAAGAATTCTGAATGCTGTTGCTGCCACGATTGGAACCTGCCCATTTCCAATGGCTTTAAGTCTGTCCATCCTAGCGGCCACCCCATTAGCCACTCCGAGTTTTCTGGGGTAACTGCGCCAAACACTTGAACCCATGCCCGACAACTCGGCCACTTTTGCATTGACTTTGCTGTGTAGTTCGCCATTGTCGTCGGGGTGTGCAAGTAACCAACATCGGGGCCGAATGTGGTCAGCACCCAGGTCTTTCGCTGACACTTCAATGCATCGGACAACGTAACCCATCTGTTCGAGGTCGTCTGCGGCCTGGTTAATCGCAACTCTGCTGACGTTTTCGGCAACGACGTACCGGGGAGCGACATCTGCCACGACTCTCCGCATCTCCGGCCAAAGGTCGTCCGCCGTATTGCGTCCTCGAGCCGCTGCGGAATAGGCTTGACAGGGAAACCCTCCAGATACGACATCAACAAGTCCTCGCCACGGCTTTCCGTCAAAGGTTCGAACATCATCCCAAATCGGGAAAGGCGGGAGAATGCCATCATTTTGTCTGGCGGCAAGTACGCAAGCTGGGCATGGCTCCCATTCAACTGCACAGACTGTTTTCCATCCGAGCAAGTGGCCTCCGAGGATTCCTCCTCCGGCTCCTGCGAACAGTGCCAGCTCTCGTAAAGGGCTTTGCTGATTAACCAAGACATTTATCCCCCTTTCAGTTTCATTTTAATTTTCATGTTTTTTATGTGAGCCTTGACCAGCTCCTGCCATTCAACAGGGCAGCCAGCCAAGGCGGCCTTCTGAGCATCCTTGCTCTTAGCTGACAGGTAGGCCAAAGCGTAGTCTCTAGGCTTCATAACTCAAAAGACTGCTGCCTTGTTTCCCTGTCAAACCGTTCGCAAGCTGCTTTGTAATAGTCTGGATCAAGCTCACAGCCCACAAAATCCACGCCGAAATAATGCGCGGCGATGGCGCTGGAACCGCTGCCGAGATGCGTGTCTAAGATGCGTTGGCCGGGTTGGGCGTAGTGCTTCAGGAGCCAGTCATAAAGGCGCACTGGCTTTTGCGTTGGGTGTATTTTGTTGATCCCAACATACGCCTCGCAGCGAGCCATACGGAACGCTTTAGCTGGCGATTTGAAGCTAGTCCATGCCATCTCAAATGTTGCCCCGCTAAATTCCTGCATCTTGTCCCAAATTACCCAGCATGGGCTTGGCGGGTTGCCGCTGAAATAATTCGCGCCCCAAATGACTTGATTGACACACACCCTATGCAGCTCGCTGAAGTATTCAGGCGGTGGAGGTGACTTATCCCACGGCTTCGATTCGTACTTCTTCCAATTCTTGCCTATGTTCGGGTTTTCGATTTGCGCCATCCAATCAATCCCATACGGCGGATCAACAATCGCCAAATCAAACGCCTTATCCGGCAGCGTTGCCATGTACTCCATGCAGTCGATGTTCAAAAGTTTTATAGACATTTTATGCGCCCATTTCTTTCCTGTAGTAAAAAATCTTCCCCTGCCACTTTCCTTCGATATTGCGCCCGTTCTGTCTAAGCTCCGAGATGCAGCTATTCACTGCCATGACGTAGGCTTTCTCGACAATATCCCTTGTGGAGTGCCAGAGGCCGTCTGACAACAGTCTATCCACTCGCTGAAGTCTCTCTGATCTATCTGCGTTTGCTGCGTTCATGTTTTCCCCTTTACTTGAAAAGCTCTTTTAGTTTTTCCATCGCCTCGATATTGCGCTTTTTCAGTTCTTCCATTTCCTGCGGAGTCCTTTCCCGTTCCACTTTCTCCGGTATGGCTTGGACAACTGGAATATCTAATTTCTCCCCAGCCATGTATCGCTTTGACATTGCATCGTAGTGATATTCAAACTTTCTGTAGGCTTCCTGCTCACCCAGGTTCTTCAAGTCCCACACTCCGCATTCTCGCATGGCATGGTAGACAACCGGGTGACCAAGGTCGCCAGCCTTGCCGAACTGCGTTTTGTAGATCAGGTCGAAAGCCTGTCTTACATTCGGGATACCGAAGTCATCTGGCTGGAATCTGCAAAGCTCCCTAAAAGCTGGAAGGTTCATAAATCCAGTAAAATCTCTGGCCTTTTTAAGGCCGTTAGCAAGCATATCAGGCGTCATGTCCTGAAGCCCTGCAAGCCATGTCCTGATCGTGCTAGTGTCAATCGTAGGGCTTAATAATCCCATTGCTGACAATTGTCTCAAAGTCCCCTTCAATTGTTCTGTCGTCGGTGTTTCCGAATGCTTCCTCGAATGCTCGCTCGATTCGCTGCTCTCTGGTTGGTTTAGCGTTGACAAAATTGATCCTACTGATTTCATCTTTCCACCTCTGATTTTTTATCCAGCGTTCGACATGAGGGAAACTAGGAGCAAACAATCCAGCGGATATTCTTGATGACTTATCCATTGCTTGCGCTACACAAGCATTCATCATTTCTTCGTGGGTATGTGTATCTGGCTTTAGCTTGAGATAAGCAGACAGGGCATTTTTCTTGCTTCCCTTGTCTCCAAACCCAGAAGGCCAAGATTTCCACAATTCCTCAAACTGATCTGAGTAATCAAACTCAGGCGTGAGCCTATGTTTTTTATTAGTCTGTTCATTGGTCTGTTCTATTATCAGTTTATTGCGTGTGACCGATTCGGGCACCGTTGAGGTTACCGATTCGGGCACCGTTGAGGTTACTGATTCGGTAACGGTTACTGATTCGGTAACGGTATCTAGTTCGGTAACGGTATCTAGTTCGGTAACGGTTACTGATTCGGGAATGGTAATGATATAGGTGCAAGACTGTGAAAAGCCGCCTTTACCGCACTTGCTAAGCCAGCCCATGTCACAAAGCTGAGAGGTAGTTCTGCTAATTACGCCAACTGAATAGCCGCACACCTTGGCTAATGATTCGCGCTTAGGCCACGCTTTCATTTCACCATTGTTGGCAAATGATATTATGGCTATCAAAACCTTGATTTGAATCTTGGAAAGCCTGTCATCGGCCAAAACAGATAACGGCACTTTTGCAAATCTATCGGTCATTGCTTACAATGCTCTATGTAGTCCTTGTTGAAAGCCGTCTGTCACCCCGCAAAGGTCAGGCGGCTTTATTTTTTAAAGCATACTCAAGCAGCATAACGGTCATATTTGACACGTTTCTTCCTTCCTTTTCCGCCAGCTCCTTAATGCGATCTTTCATCCCTGGCGGCAAAGACACTGTGAAAACTTCTGTTTTTCTGCTCATGGCTGTATTGTATTACCCCGTTTTATTGATTGCAATCACTTGTTCGCGCTTTCTTCGACATTGCTTACTGGCGGCAAAAACTCCCTTACATCCATCTTGATCTTTCGCTTTTTGAGCGCATCCATGATGGCTATTGCTACTTTAAGACTTGGCACTGAGAAGTGGCTCTCATAGTTGTTGATCGCCGCCTGTCCCACCCCTGCCTCGGCCCCTAGTGCCGCTTGTGTCAACCCTGCTTTCTTACGATATGTCTTGAGCATAATGCCCTCCTTTTCGCGCATCATAATCTATCCGGCCTAAGTGTCAACACGGCAATAATTAAAATAGTTAAAAATAGTGTTGACCTAGAATATAGCTGGTGTTTAAATACAGACACAAAACAAGAAAGGAAAGCGATATGAGCCTAGCAGAAGTGATGGTGTACGTTAGATGGCATTGCGCCGTTCGCAGACACATCAGGGAATATGGCTTACCTGCGGCGAATCGAAGCGGTGACGCGACAGAGCGAGCTATCCAGCTCAGACGACTCAATTATCATAGCCGCGTTGGTTATCAATACTGCCTGAAAGCAAGGGCGATAATGAAAGGGGATGAATGATGTTTGACTATGACGACGACGAACGGCCTACACTGCGACAAAGATGGTACGAGCAAGACCTGAGGCGGCATCCTGACTGCCGTGATCCAGATCACCCAGGCTGCGAAGCCTGCTACGTTTCCGAGGAAGAAGGGGAAGAAGATGACGCTTGAACAGATGATAGAAGCAAAAGGGTTTTACCTGTACCCACACACCGGAAAGGTTCTAAAAGCCACAGACGTAATTGATTGGGTAATCGAACAGATGCAAGCCGGGAACATCAAACCGGCGGCAACTAGGGGGGAAGAATGAAACACGAAACAAAAGAAACAATAGCCATGCTGCTGTGCCTTGGGTGCGCTGTTCTAATCGGCTTCATGGTAGGCATGGGGTGGATGTGATGCTGGCACTAATCCGTAGTTTGTTCTGGCCGTCATCACTTATTAGTGATGAAGTTCCATCGATACAACATGAGATAGATGCGGAGCATGGGATTCGCCCAGCTCCGATAGAGAAAAAAGAGTTTTATCGCAAGTTAAGTGAAGTACCACAATAAAGGGGAATGCAATGCTGCAAAAAATACAAGCACAACTAAAAGCGCCGAAGGGTAACTACAACTCATTCGGAAAGTACAAATACCGATCATGCGAGGATATTGTGGAGGCTGTAAAGCCTATCCTGGCCGCGCACGAATGCCATCTGATCCTGTCCGACGATGTTGTAATGGCGGGTGATCGGATTTACATCAAGGCCACAGCTACGATTTACAAAGGCTCCGAGCTAGTTGGGCAGGCCACGGCATTTGCCCGCGAGGCTGAAACGAAGAAAGGCATGGACGAAAGCCAGATCACCGGAACGGCATCAAGCTATGCTCGCAAGTATGCACTCAACGGCCTGCTGGCAATCGACGACACCAAGGATGCCGACACGGACGAAGATACTGCCGCTAGAAATGCTCCAGTTAAGGTGGAGCGAGTCACCGATCCGATGCTTGTCCACAAAATCCAAAGCTGCATAGGCGTGGATGAACTTCGAGCCATCTGGAAAGAGCTATCCCCAGAACAGCGCGAAGCACACAGCGAAGTTTTTGCTGAAGCCAAAGAGCGCCTATCGTGAGCCTCTCCCCTGATCGCGCTGGTAGGCTCACTGCCAGCGTTTTCGCCTCAGCCATAGGCATAGGCTATGACTCTCGTCAAAAGCTCTGGAGGCAGCTTACAGGGCGCGAGGAACGCTTTTCTGGTAACGCTGCTACCCAATGGGGCAGTGAGAACGAAAAGAACGCCATCCTAGCCTATGAGATCGCCACCGGAGAGCTAGTAATGTCCTGTGGGGATAAGCAAGGCTTTGTTATCCATCCTGAATACGATTGGCTTGGCTGTACGCCAGACGGATATGCAGGTGACAGGGTTATTGAGGCCAAATGCCCCGCCTCAATGGAAGTGTACGGCATGATCCCCGATCACTATATGCCGCAAGTCCAAGGGCAGATGGCGATTACTGGGAAGAAGCAAGCGCATTTTATCTGCTGGACTCCGCATGAATTTGAGGTGTTTGAGGTAGATCAGGATGCCGAGTATTGGGCAGTTTGCTTTGATCTACTGTCAGACTTTTGGGAGTGCATCAAAAACGATACCGAACCAAAAAAACGCAAGAAACCAGAATTACCACCAGTGATTTATAGGAGATTGATATGAAAGGCGTTAATAAAGTAATCCTTGTTGGAACGTGCGGCAAAGACCCAGAGATGAAAGCAATGCCGAACGGGAATGCCGTGGCTAACTTGAGCGTAGCGACTAGCGAGAGCTGGAAAGATCAGCAGGGGAATAAGCAGGAAAGCACCGAATGGCATCGCATAGTTGCCTTTGGGAAGCTGGCAGAAATCATAGGCCAGTATGTCACCAAGGGAAGCAAGTTGTATCTTGAGGGCAAGCTAAAGACTAGAGCCTGGGAACAGGAGGGACAGAAGCGTTACGCCACTGAAATCGTGGTGAGCGAAATGCAGATGCTTGACTCTAAGCCTGCTGGACAAAGCGAAGGTTCTGCGCGACAAGCGGCATCGACTCCGGCAAAGCAATCGAGCAACAATCCTGCATTGTTTGATGATTTTGACGACGATATTCCGTTTTAGCCATGACTCAGCGTGAATTCATCAGGCGATATGCAGGGATCATCACCGCGAAAGAGATGGCCTACATTCTTGGAATTGAAAGGGGGACGCTGGCAAGGTACGCAAGTGAAATGGGCGTGAGCCTATCAACTAGAAAAAAGGGGAAATAAATGACAAGAAATGAGTTTGTCGCAAAGTACGCCTCAAAGCTGCTTTACCGGCAGTTAGCAGAGATTATGGGGATCAATGCAAGCAACGTGACTCGAAGGGCGCATAGGCAGGGGATAAGTGTTGCATTCAAAAGCACCCTGGAAGAAGCCGAAAAGCTGTACCCGATTGCGCTGGCAGAGTGGCAAAAAATCACTCCAAAGCCTGTAGAAAAGAAGTTTGAAGTCCCAGCAGAGGTTGCGCGAATAAACAAGCTGTGGAGGGTCACAAAATGCCTGTGATGATGACCCTGCAAAAAATACGCGACCAGCATCCTTGCACCCCTGGGTGGGAGAAACTGCTTAAGTCCAAAGGCGGCACCACTGCCGATTACTCAGCCGAATTTCCCCTGACAGATGTACTGGACAGCAACGGCCTAGACGACACCTTGTGGTGTCTGCGGTGTCTCCCAGAGCATGACAACCTGTGGCGTCTCTATGCGGTGTGGTGCGCTCGACAAGTGCAGCATCTGATGAAGGATCAACGTAGCATCGACGCGATTGACGTGGCAGAGCGCTACGCTAGAGGGATGGCTACAGATGCAGAGCTTGCTGCTGCGTGGGCTGCTGCGAGGGATGCTGGGGAAGATGCGTGGGCTGCGCTGGCTGCTGCTGATGCGTGGGCTGCTGCTTATGCGTGGGCTGCTGCGGGTGCTGTTGCGTGGGCTTCGTGGGATGCTGTGGATGCTGCGGGGGCTGCTCAAGAACAAAAACTGAGGGAGATACTCACAAGGGGAAAATGGTGATGCTCTACGAAGTGATGTGCATCGCCATGGCAATCTACTGGGAGGCTAGAGGCGAGCCGATAGAAGGCCAGTTCGCTGTCGGGCAGGTAATCATAAACAGGATGCACGATCCGCGCTATCCGTCAGACGCTTGCAGTGTGGTGTACGAGGGAGGCGAGGTTAGGAACGAGTGCCAGTTCTCGTTTTACTGTGATGGGCGCTCAGACCAGCCCACGGACTACGTGCCGTGGAAAGTGGCGCAGTTGATTGCTCAGGCTGTTTACGAGGGCAGGGCTGCGCCAGTGATAGGCGAGGCAACGCATTACCACGCCACGCGAGTGCGGCCTGACTGGGCGAGTACAGGTGATGTGGTGGCGACAGTTAATGACCATGTATTCTATGAGGGCGTGAAATGAAATGCATTATTGTTGGATGCAGCAAAGAAGCAGCGCACAGCGTTTTATGCGATGAGCATGAGACTGGAAAGTCATCATTAAGCTACCAAATAGGCGGCAGCCACTATCAGAACATGGCGATCCAGCCGATTGAGTACATTCATGCGAACAAAATGCCGTACATGGAGGCTAATGTTGTAAAGTACATTTCAAGGCATAGAGACAAAAACGGAGCCGAGGACGTTCGCAAGGCAATACAGTATTGTGAGATGATTCTTGAGATGGAATACGGGGAAAGCTAATGGGGAAAATAATACCGCATCCTGCTTTGCTTAGAAGCGAAATCGAAGCAATGGCCGAGATCAAAAAGATTGTGGATAATCACTACCAAAGCCTTTCACTCTCTCAGCTTATCGGGCTGTTTGAGATAGCCAAATTGTATGTCTTGGAAATCGCATACGAGGAAGAAAATGGCGAAGATTGAAGAAAAGCTGTATTCAGATCAGAAGCCAGTGGAAAACGTCTATACCCATGATTGGGTTTCGGCGAAAGTGGATGAATTTCTAAAGCGCGGCGGGAAGGTTGAAGTTTTACCAGCCGCCACGTTTTCACGCGAACTCGAACCGGATTCAGCTACTAGACAGAAGATAGAGAAAGAAAAGAATTTTGGAAGTTTCTAGGCCATTAGCCTTGTGCGCCGGTTTCTCCCCATTTCCCGGCATGAGCTACAGGCAAGCCCCGTCACTGGGGCTTTTTTTTACGATAAGAAAAGCGCCCTCTCTGCCTCCCTGCGCCGCTCTAGCCCTCTAAGCACCACGCCGTTTGATTTGCGCCATTTGAGGAATTCATCTGCCGCGCCAGCGTAGTCGCCTCGATTGTATTTCATTCGCAATGTCGAGGATTGCAAATTCCCTAACCCCACATTGAACGCAAAGCTGACCAGCGCTGCGCGATGGCGATCATTATCAGCAGCAGCAGGACATAGTCGTAGTACCCCGCTCTCAAAGCGTTGTAAATCAGCCTCAAGCAGCGCGTCAATCTCATCAGCATCCCACACCCGGTTGTGCTCTGGTTTGAGTGGATACGCGGGTCTTTCATCAGCTTTCAGCTTCGCTTGCTCAGGGTACAGCACATGGCCGTAACCAATCGTCCAGAGCTTCGCTGGGCATAAATATGGCGTGTTGTGGCAGCCCTCGAAAGCCTTGATGATGTCGCTCATTATTTATTGAACGCCCTTCCACCAAAATGGAAAGCGATGATTGCGGCCAAAATAGACATTTCATCGTCACTGAAAACCATATTCATGGCATCAGCAAATGCGACACCAGTTGAATAGGCGTACCAGATGCCAGCAATATCAACGGTGATAAGTAAGCCAACAAAGAGGTAGGTGACAATCGGTCGCACTGAAGCCCGAAGGTTAATAACCCAGGTTGACGCGCCCTCCCCGATTTTCATGTCGTGCTTCCACATCGCAATCTTTTCCTGCGCCTGTGTTTGCATGGCGATCTGATCTGTTTTGATTTCCTCGACTCGTGCCTGAGCGATGTAACCTTCTTTCGCCAGCGCAATTTCACGCTCACGCTGCATCGCCATCAAAGCCAGCTCGTGCTTCTTGTCGCCGCGATCTTGGAAGTAGTCCAGCACTTTCGGAAGGCCGCCAGAGGCGAATCCCAGCAGGGTAGATAAGAGAGTCATCATGGTTACATCCTCTGCATTATGTAGACTGCGGCAGCTATCGGTATTGCCACGATCAGAGCGATCAAGGCAATGGCGACAGCGTTTAATATTAGTTTCTTGATCTTTCTGGCGCGAGCGTCGATTGCTTTTTGACGCGCAGTGCGGATATTGTTTCGATCTTTTATCATGTCCCGATAGGCATCGACGCCGAAACGGTACACGATCATTTCTCTAAGTTCTCGTTCCTGCTGCTCGATCTTTTTGCGGCGCATCAGGTTTTCGATGGCTTCTTGCTCGACAGAGGACTTAGCAAAAACCTTTTTAAATAGCGGCGGATCAGAGGCTTCTTCGTCAGCAGCTTTTACGTCAGCAATTGCCCCAAACCAGGTTCCCAACTGCCCGCCCATGTCCTCCAGCTCTCGGCCTACCTCGATCCCCTTCTTGAGAACATTGTAGGCAGAAGTGGCAATCGCCATAGCCGAGACAGGATCGAGCATGACTACTCACCATTGCCGTTGATCTTGCTCCACCCGCCAAGCATAAGTAGGCCAAGAACAAAAATAGTCCCAGCCCTAGCGATAGTCTGCCAGATAGTCTTTTTGATGCCGCGCCAGTCGGTAATCAGCGAGCGAAGGTCACGAACATCTGTACCAGCGTCATCGTCATGCAAGCCGACTTCTTTTAGAGCCGATTTCATCTCCTCACGGACAATTTGACGTAGCGCGATTTCGTCGATGTTCATGGCGGCTCCTTACGGCTTGACGGGCCAGTCAATTGTAACAGGGAATCCCGCTTGCTGCGGGAGGTCTCGCAGGGCTTGACGGTAGGCCGCCCACTCACTCGGAATTGCCTGACCAGACTCCAGAGACTTGATGACGACCCAATCACACTCCGACAAAAGCGTGTCTCGCTGGGTTCTGGCGTTGGCTGCAAACTCGGCATCCTTCTGGGCTTTGTAAGCGGATTCCTGTTCAGCGGCTGTGGTCTCGCCGTCAACAAAGACGGGGCCAAGAATGTACTTGGTGTACCATTTGCCCTCGATCTGCTCCACGCCATCACGCTGCGAGTATTGGTAGACCGTCCCGCCTGAAGCCTGCGGGCCTTCAAAGACAGGATCAGCGCCAAGGCTGTCCAGAATCTCGTCTGTCGTCTGTTCCCATGTAGGGCCGCCATTCTCTTTCTGGTAGCTCCGGAACTGATCTTCCGTCATCACATCGCCTGTACTGCGTATTCTGATTTCCATAAGTACCTCTAGGCCACGGCCAAAAAGATATAGCTGGCAGAACTGACGTTAATGTTAGTTGCCGCAAGCTGATTGACGATAAATCCAGTGCTGTCCGTGTCTACGCTGTCATCGGTAGTCACTTCAGCAGCCGTAGTATTTAA